TACTCTTCTTTGATCATGGCAAACATGGCAGCTAGAGGCATAATGAGAGCGCCCACACCGCAGGAGTACCACTTCTATGGAGGGTTCGCCACGATGGACGGTGTAAAACGAAAGGGCAGCGACACGATGTTCTCAGGGCCTAACTGGTTTACCGAGAGTATGAAAGACGTTTACTAATTTGTGTGTATAATACTGTAACATTCCAACTAACATTCCAATTGAAATCCTAGAGGTGTAAAATGAGAGAAGATATGATAACTTGGTCAGACGATGACGATAAACAAAAAGCGTTTGCTGATTATAGCGAAAACATTGACTCTTATGCTGGCTTAGGTAAAAGCTCTGCTTACAGCAGGAACTTCTTGAATATTGAGACCAATAGATCAGTACGTCCTGAGTTCACAAAGAGAGACTACCATGCGTTTAGGGACTCAGAAAGAATCCCAAGTAACCAGAAGCGTATCATCAAGATGTGCATGGATGCTTACGATAAGGTTGGAATCATACGGAATGTAGTTGATTTGATGGGAGACTTTGGTAGTCAGGGTATTAGCCTTGTTCATCCAGACAGAACTGCTGAGAAATTCTTCCAACAGTGGTTTAAAAAAGTTAACGGTAAAGAAAGATCTGAAAGGTTCCTTAACAACCTATATAGAACTGGTAACGTAATCATATATAAGAGTAATGCAAATGTTACTCCTGAGTTATCAACCTTTATGAAGAGCGTAGCTAATGACATTAAAGTAGAAATACCAAACATAACAAAAAATGTAATACCTTGGAGATATAACTTCTTCAATCCAACTACTGTCAATCTTACAGATGGCGGACTATCCCTGTTTGTTGGTCAGAAAAATTACACAATCTCCAACTCTTTTTCTGGAGACAAAGTGGGCAAAAAGGGAGGACTACCAGAAGAAGTCCTAACAACCCTGCCGCCAGCAGCTAGACGTGCTATCGAGCGTGGCGATAGAGACATACCATTAGAGAAAGACCGCCTCTCCGCCTTCTATTACAAGAAGGACGATTGGCAGCTATGGGCAAACCCAATGATCTACGCTATTCTAGATGACATTATCATGCTAGAAAAAATGAGACTTGCAGACCTGTCAGCTCTTGACGGTGCTATATCAAATATCCGCCTATGGACTCTAGGTAGTTTAGACCACAAGATCCTGCCTAATAAAGCCGCGATTAACAAGCTACGTGACATCCTAGCTAGTAACGCTGGAGGTGGAACTATGGAGTTAGTTTGGGGCCCAGAGTTATCCTACACGGAATCAAACAGTCAAGTATATAAGTTCTTAGGTTCTGAAAAATACGACTCAGTTCTCAATAGTATATACGCAGGACTTGGTGTTCCCCCAACGCTGACTGGACTAGCTGGAAACGGCGGCGGGTTTACGAATAACTTCATCAGTCTTAAGACTTTAGTTGAGAGATTGCAGTATGGTAGAAATCTACTTACTAGTTTCTGGCAACAGGAGATGGAGAAGGTGCGAAAAGCAATGGGCTTTAGAAGACCAGCCTATGTGCAGTTTGACCAAATGAATCTCTCTGACGATACAGCAGAAAAGAACTTGCTGCTACAACTTGCAGATAGAGATATTATATCACATGAAACTATACTTGAAAGATTTAAGGAAATACCAACAGTGGAGAAAATTAGACTTAAGAGAGAACTCAAAGAAAGAGATGCCTCTGGAACTCCTGACAAAGCTTCGCCCTTCCATAACGCCAATCATAAAAAAGACTTGGAAAAAATGGATAGACAATCAGAGCTTAACGAAAAGAGCGAAAAGAATAAGGAGAACAAGGAGAATAAGGGACAGCCAAACGCGCCTAAGCCCCCGAGTAAAGAAGGTAGACCTTTACTTAAGCGAGACGATAAGCCAAGGAAGAAAAGGGTTGAAAAGCCAAAGTCAAAACCCGGATTAGCTGAGCTCATCACTTGGTCTCAAAACTCCTACGATAAGATTTCCGAGTCTGTCACTACAGCCTTTCTAAAGATGAACAACAAGAAGAACCTTAGACAGATGACTAAGTCTGAGATGTTTGATGTTGAAAGAATTAAGTTTGACGTACTGACAAATATAAGTCTCTTATCAGAGGTTAGTGATGCAGCCATACACGCTAGTTTAGCGGCAGGCAAGGTAGCTCCTAAAGCGTTTAAGGAAACACTGAGAGACAAAAATATAGTAATTGAAGACATGGCTATAGACAACTTTAGACAACAGGCGATAAGTTGCTATGTTGAGTTTAGTATAAAATAGAGGTTTTCATAATACTTTTTTAAAAATCGTGTATACTTATTTTAGAGGTAAGACACATGAAAACTTATAAACAAGAAATTAAAGATGGAGTGTCTGAGCTAGTCAAATCTCAGGCCTCTCTCGTTTATGCTTCAGTTGCTACAATATCCACTGCAGAACAAACAGTTAGTGATGATATTGCGAAAATTATAGCATCAAATAATAAGAGTAATCCCGGCCAATTCGACCTTTACTACCTAGAATCAGTATTGGTTTCAACTGGCTGGAATAAGAACGATGATGTTTTTACACCTGAATCGACTTGGGCTGCTAGAGATACGCCAGAAGACAAGCAGTTCAACTTCATGCATAACGAAAACGATATCATAGGACACATAACTAGTTCCTATGTTTTAGACAAAGAAGGAAAAAAGATATCGGCGAACGAAGATCAGGCTCCTGATGACTTTGACATAGTTACAGAGGCTGTTCTTTACAACTGTTGGACTGATCCCGATAATAGGGAGCGGATGCAACAGATTATAGCCGAGATAGAGGATGGCAAGTGGTTTGTTTCAATGGAATGTCTTTTCGCTGACTTTGATTATGCCTTGGTAGAGCCCAATGGCACTAATCGCGTGGTCGGACGAGATGAACAATCTTCATTTTTGACAAAACATCTACGCGCCTATGGCGGTGAGGGAAAATATGAAGGATTTACCATTGGTAGGGCGCTCAAAAATATAGCGTTTTCTGGAAAAGGTTTAGTTTCTAAGCCTGCTAATCCAAGAAGCGTAATATTTGAGAAAAGCCGATCCTTTATTGTAGAAGATATTACTGATAAACTTTCAATAGGAGATATCAAAATGTCAGATAATCATGAAATTTTGGACAAGCAGATCGCTTCGCTTAAAGAAGATCTTTCTGCTGCCAAAGCTGAAAACACAGTCATGAAGCAATCTGTAGAAGAGGCAAAAGATAAAGAATTTGCCTCCACTGTAGAAGCTTTTGAAGCTGAAGTACAGGCAAAAAACGAAGCAGCTGCTGAACTTGAAGAGACTATTAAGTCTACTCAGGCTCGGATTGCTGAATTAGAAGATGCACTAGCTCAATCTCAAAACGACTTGGTTTCAAGTCAGGCTAAGGTTGACGAAATGCATCAAAAGGAAATAGCATCTCGACGAAAAGCTGCGCTTGTAGAAGCTGGCTTTGAAGACGCAGAAGCTGAAGAGTCCCTTGATCTTTATTCCACACTTAGCGATGAAGCGTTTGACGCCATTGTTGCCAAGTTCAATTGGTTTGACAAGAAAAAGAAAGACGACGACAAGAAGGACGATAAAAAGGAAGACAAAAAAGAGGCCTCCGTTGAGGCTTCGACGGAAGAAGCAGAAACTGAAGAAGCAGAAGCAGAAGAAGTAGCTGATAAAGCTATTGAAGAAGCGGAAGCTGAATTGGAAGAAGCTTTTGAAGAAGTCGAGTCAAGCGAAGCAGCTCTAGTTGAATCAGATTCCGAAGTGGATGACGTACAAGCAACTCGTGCCAGCATCGCATCTTGGCTTGAATCAAACGTTTTAAATAAGTAAGTCTTTTATCTAAATTTATAGAGGAGAAAAAAATGGCTCTTAAAGCAGATAGATACGAACTGCAAACCGATATCAGCTTTTTCTGGGGTGGCGCTGCTGCTGTAACACGCGGCGGATGTGTTGTCCACGATAGTACTGCTGGTTCTGGTGCCGCAATGGATCAGGGAGTAAATAAAGTAGTTTATAAAACTACTATTGCTGACACTGATAGTCCCGTTGGTATTTTAATGAATGATGTTGTCGATAAAGATTTGACACGCACTCATCTAAACCAACACAAAGATGAAGTTCAACTTGGTGGTAAAGTTACCATTCTACGAAAAGGTTATATGACAACTAATAGCATTGTGGGTACTCCCGCAGCTGGTGATGTCGCTTACGTAGATGACGGTGGAAACATCGGTAATGGTTCTTATCCCGGAAGCGTTCTTGCGTCTGGTAACTTAGCGATTGGTCGTTTCCTTTCGTCTAAGGATGAAGATGGATACGCTAAGGTTGAAGTGAACCTACCCAACCACGGTTCTAACTAGCAATCACTAACTAAAGGAGATATATAATGTCTTATACAGATAGACCTAGCGATGATTTTATCGCGTTGCTTCGCAGATCTGGCGACAGCGATATTAACATTGCTCAAGCAGCTCAGCGAGAGTTTGCCAAAGCTCTTGAACTTCCTTTGAGAAAAGGTGTTCTAGTTGGCAACATTCTTGGAGATATTTTTGAAACAATCAATGTAGAACCCGGTGCTAATACCGAGTTTCCACTTGACTTGATTTCACCGGGACTTGAAGGCGAACACGTCGCTTACACTAACCCCGGACACGGTAGAATTCCAGAACGTAGCGTAGAAGGCGATTACGTAATGATTCCAACCTACAGCGTCACAAGCTCAATCGACTACTTGTTGAGATATGCTCGTGAAGCTCGTTGGGACATCGTTTCTCGCGCTATGCAAGTTATGGAAGCAGGCTTCACTAAGAAGATGAATGACGACGGATGGCACACCATTTTGGCTGCTGGCGTTGATCGTAACATCTTAGTTTATGATGCCGATGCTACCGCTGGTCAGTTTACTAAGCGAATCGTTTCCCTTATGCAAACTGTTATGCGCCGGAACTCTGGCGGAAACAGTGCATCTTTAGGACGCGGTCGTTTGACTGACCTTTACGTGAGCCCAGAAGCCCTCGAAGATGTGCGCAACTGGGGATTGGATCAAGTTGATGAAGTTACACGTAGAGAAATCTACACAGCTTCTGAAGACGGAGCTCCAATCACACGCATCTTTGGCGTGAACCTCCATGATCTTGACGAACTTGGAGAAGGCCAAGAGTACCAGTCGTTCTTTACTGGTTCTCTATCAGGTGCGGTAGAAGCTAATGACGTAGAATTAGTCGTTGGTTTAGATCAGTCCTCTAATGACAGCTTTGTCATGCCTGTTAAGCAGCAGCTAGAAGTCTTTGAAGATCCTACTCTTCACAGACAACAGCGAGCTGGTTTCTACGGCTGGTCTGAAATTGGTTTTGGTGTTCTTGATAATAGACGAGTGATCCTTGGATCGTTCTAATTATTAGCATTTAAAGCTATTAAGATAAGTGGCCACCCTCATATTTTTGTGGGGGTGGCTCTTTTTTTATGTGTATAAATAGATAGAACATGTTCTTTTTTTTTAGGAAATAATAGGAGATAACAATGGCTGCTCTATCAAATTATCTAGAGTCGGGCCTCTTAAACTTCGTATTTAGAGGCGAAACTTTCTCTGCCCCATCCAACATTTCAATTGCATTGGTGAGCGGCATAAAAGAAGCAGATCCCGCAGATGCAGATACAGGCACTACTATTCTAGAGATTCCCAGTGGTATTAATGGCTCTGGAACTGGTTATAATAGAGTAAATCTTGGAGAGCCTAGCGTAACAAAATTCTCATACACGCAAGGTGACTTTGATGCTGGTAGCGGAACAGTTAGAAACAGTGGTCAAATAGTATTCAACACAGCCCTCCTTGATTGGGGATGGGTATCTGGCATAGCTATTGTTGATGCACCGTACCACAATACAGATGAAGACAATGCACCCGGAAATGTACTAATGCACGCTGCCTTAGATAACCCAAGGATTATTTACGCAGGGGATAATGTAAAATTTGATTATAATACATTAGAAATTAGTTTCAAATAAGGGATTTTAGATGCCTACTCTTCCAAAGCAAACTATTACAGCTAATATCAATGCTGAAATTCTAGACAACTCTAGAATGTTAGTATCGCCATACGACGTT